ATCCGCCTTCGGATCCACAACCATATTCTTTTCTTTCGGAATATGACGACCGCTCTTTGCGCGTCGCGGCTTGCCCCACTTAAAACCGCCAGCGGTTGTAGGGTTCGCTGTACTTGTCGCCTTCTGGCGACAAGTACTGAGGAGACCGTTCGGTCAGGTCTGAGACTTATTCGGTTGCGCTTTTCCCTAGGGAAAGGCGAGTTACCGGATCTCAAGCCTGCCGATCTTGGCAAGTATCTCCTCTTTCTTCTCTCCCCCCGGTCCAGCCGGGTCTCCGTTCCTTTCCCCCGCGTCCAGCGCGGCTGGGATGACGAGGGCTTCCCTCGTCTCCTCCGCCTGGGACGCAGGCAGCGGTGGGAGCTAGCGCACAGCGTTAGCTCCATCAAGAAGGGTCTTCCTTCCACCGTCTGCTCCCACCACTCCCCCCCCTCCGTCCGCTCGTCTTGGTTCGCCAGGGCCTGCGATCCTTCTCCCCCCTCCTCTTCTCACGAGTACCTTGCGTTTGCACGTAAGATTACTCGAGAGGCCCTGCCCCTTGGTTGGGATAGGCACTACGGCAGCTTCTGTCATAGTTTCTTTCCCAAGCGATCGTCCCGAAACGATCGCGGCTTCTCTTCCGATTTCTGGTCGGGTCAGACTTACGAGTCTTTCCAGGCCAGAGTTCGGTCGGGCGGTCCCCTTCCCAAGGGGGTAGGCGGCTGGGACCTCCGTTATAAGGAGGTTCCTTCCGCTGGGAAGTTGAGGCCTATGGGTATTCCAACTTATCGTTGGGATACCCTGGGACCCTTGCATGAGTGCCTCTACTCATACTTGGGGAGAAAGGATTGGTTGTTGGTAGGCCCGCCTACCTCGACCGAAGTCTCTAAGATCTGCCGGTTTGATTGGCAGACCTCCATTGACCTTGTAGGGGCTTCGGACAACCTTCGGTTGGACGTCGCCGATACAATCCTTTGCGCGATCCTGTCGCGCTGTGAGAAGGTTCCTGGTCGTGTGCGCCAGGACGCTGTGGATTCCCTACGTCCGACTGTGGGTGGCGGTCCTGCCGTCAGCCACGGTCAGATGATGGGCACTTACCTTTCTTTCCCTCTCCTCTGCTTGCAGTCGTACGTGGCGGCCCGTTGGGCTACACGTGACACTCAAGCTGGAATTCTTATCAATGGGGATGACTGCCTTATAAGCAGTCCTCGCCCCATTCTCAATTCTGATTACCCTGACTGGGCGATCATTAATGAGTCCAAAACTGGCCGTTTTAGGTCAGTCGCGGAGATAAATTCCACATGCTTCCTTAGGGATGCACGGGGGAGATGGAAAGAGGTGAAGCACCTCAGGAGGGGTGGTGGTGGACGTGACCTTCAAGGTCATATCCACCAGGCAGCAGTTTGTCGGGCTGCCGGTCCGTTGTGGGAGCGGGCCTTCGTCCTTGCGAAGTCTCGCTCGAGGTGGTGTCTACGCCCGAGCGATCTCGGGTTCGATCTCGGCGTACTTGAGTCTTTCAAGTACGAGCGACGGCTCTGCCGTCGTGGTTACGCGGTCCTGCCGCGTAACACCGGGCTCGATGACGGTCGTTACCGGCTTTCGCTGGATTCGACGTCCGTGGAGAGGTTGGAGGTCCAGTTGGACCTGTGGGTGGGCGGTCGGTCTTTTCAGACCGAACGTCAGCCTTTGACCTTCAATGCTTTCAAGCGTTGTATGGTCAAACCTTCGTCTGCGTTTTTACGCGCTCGCGGAAGTGGGTGGCGTGGCTGCGAACTTTCGTTCGGAGTCCGTACCCCGGCTGTCGCTCCTCGTCCGCATGGCGAGGTCGTCCTGGCGGAGTCTAGGTTGTCCTGCAACCCTGGTCCCGTTTGTTTGGAGGAAGACGGGGTTCTTCTCGTGTTGAATGCCTATGACTCCTGGTCATCTTGAACGGCTTTCTGTGGTGTGTCGTGTGTCGACGGACGGTCCCTATGGACCTCTTCCCTGATAAGGGCGACCATTGAGGATCTCTCCTCCGCAAGAGATCGCGTTCTGCCCGTGGAGGGCCACCTGCGTTAGCGGGTGTGCGCGGCCACCCTTGACAGGGTAGGGGGAC